CTCCATATGTGGGCGATGTTCTGTTCTGATACCACGGGTTGTCCTGCAACCACTGTTTATCTCGTTCCGTCGGCTCTGGCACCTTGGGCCTTGACTGTTCCGGTAACTGCTCAGGAACATATTCTTTTGGCCTATAAGTACTTAGCCTGACTTTTTCTGCTTCTAGTCTAGCAAGCTCTCGCTGTGTTTTCACAATTGAATCAGTATCACCTGACTCGTATGCACTTTTGTAGTCGCTTTCTGCGCGATTTAACTCTGCATCAACACGGCTCTTGGCTTCATCGACAAGAATGTTTTCACCTTTTGCTAGAGTCTCCTCTACTTTTTGGCGTTTTTCAAACTCTGATTTAAATCTTGTCAGAGATTCATCGCGCTCACGCTCTGCCTCTTCCTTCCGACGACGCTCCTCATGGAATCGATGCGTCAGTTGCTTGATGCGTTTCTGGATGCCTTCTGTATAGTTAGAAAGCTCTTCATCAGGAACCTCTACGGGTTTAGACATCTCCTCATCAGACAGTCTAGGACGACCTTTGTCCTCCTCAGGAGTGTCATCCTCGATGATGATTTCTAGCTCTTCTGGCGCAGATTCTTGCGTTTCTACTTTGATATCTTCTTCGCTCATACTCTTTCTATGCCTCTTGGATCTTCAACTACTGCTTCAACCGTGTCATCGTTAATGAGACGGAACTCATGACCTTTGATTTTAAATCGGGTGCCTGAATAAGATCGGAATATGACCCAATCCCCAGCCTTGCAATAAGGGCCGTTTTGAAACTTGTCTTGGTCTAGGTAGGCATCTGGACCCAGTGATATCACCATGCCAAAAATAGATGCGGTGGATTCTTTTTCGCGCAGTGATTCTGCGATCAGTATGCCGCCCTCAGTTTTTTCGTCTATGCCGGGACAAGCGACTAAGACTCGGTAGCCCTGAGGTGAAGGTAAAAATTTTTCTACCTCTTCCGATATATTCAAATCTGCTATTTGCATGTGTATTCCTTGCTTACGATTATGGCTCGTAGTACCTGCGTTAATTAAACGTATTATCGATATTAATCAGTATTTCTTTTTGCATCAATATCCTCAATGATCTCCTCTACAAATCCTAACCCCTTGATGACGCCAACCAAGTTTTGATACTGCTCATAGTCAGCGCATCCACCGTTGGCCATATGATCTGCTATCTGATTAAGTTTTTCTCTGATTCTTGTTTTCACAAAATCGAGTTCGTCCATTATTCAGAATCCCCCTGTCTCGCTATGTCCATTCCTATTTTTACGCCCTCAAGAGTTTCTTTTTTGGATCTTTCATCGATTGTATCCGCAATTTTAACTCCAAGACGCGCACCTTCAATTCTTTCCTGAGATGCAATCCTCTCAGCCTCGACACGCTGTGTCTTCTGTTTAAGCTGGGTTTCGGCTTCAAGTTTAGCGAGGTCAATACTCTTCTTATGCTGGAACTCTGCTTCTTTGAGAGCCAACTCTCTTTGCTGGATTTGAGTAAGCGGATCTGCCGCTTTCTTTTGAGCTTCTTGTTGGGCGAACTCGGCTTGATCTTTGCGTAAGAGCTTCTGTGCCGCCTTAGCAACAACAGGCGAGAGCGAACGCTCGACATCTTCGGGTAGGTTTTCATCTCTAGGTAAAGGCACTCCAAGTTGTTCTTCAACCTGCCTCCGATACTGGAAGGCAACGTGTTCAGTAATATGCGCCACAAACGCCGCCTGTATCTGACTGGCAAACGGGGACTGTCCAATAATCTGACGTAGCTTTGGATCTTCTAGTGCGGCCATGTGTACAGCCATATGTGATTCGTGATCCTGATAATCAAAAGCCTTGACAGCCTCCTGATTCAACATCGACATATTCTCAGAAACCGGATCTCTGTTTGGTACCTCTTCCTCGAGCTTGACGATCTCTTCTGGATTCTGGATGTCCAGAACCTCCAACATCTGACGATGCAGTTTCGCCATGTCATAAAATTGTGGTGACTGTTGAGCAAGCTGAAGCGCGGCCTGATACTGCACTACACGCTGAGACATCGTTGCCGCGTTCGGGTCAGAAACAGGGATGACATCAACCCTGCCATCAAAGTCTCGTGTACGGTTGAACTCTCCATCCATGTAATAGTCATAAGTCGGTGGCATGTAATCGAAGATTACACGGGCAATCAGCTTGAGTTCCTTGCGTAGTGATGCATGCATCCGTGCCTGAACACCTGACATCACTTTCATGGATCTTTCCAGCAACGCCAGCGTTGTACCTACTGGTGCGTTGGCGGTCATGTCTCCGACGTCGAGATCTGCTACTGATCCTATACGCCTGCTCTCCTCGACAATATTTCCCAGAAGCTGATAAAGAACACTCGAAGGCTCTTTGTACGGTAGTGGGAAGATGTTATCTCTGATCGCCCCGCCCGGAACATCAACATCACGGAACTCACCGGGGGTCAATGGAGAGTCATCTCCTTTGATTCTTAACCCTCTGGTTTTTAGTCCAGCGGGTAGATTGGATAGGGTGCCTGCATCAACAAGTTGTCGCAGTATCGATGTTGCTGATTTAGCCAAACCACCGATCAAATGGATTAACCCGATGCCATAGAATCCAAGACCCGGTAAATATTTATAGTGAACGAAGTGGGTCCTCTTTCGCTTCTTCTCGTCTTCCTCATACCAGTTGCGTCGTATCGACAGCACAGTTCTGGAAGACTTATCGACGGTTATAATAAATGGCCTTGATATTCCATCTGGATCTGAAAACGGCTCTGGCAAATCATAGTCAACATGGAACTCGAGAATGGTGTATCGACTATCCTCCTCGTACCCCATCTCTGTTTCGCCCGTCAGTTCGTCGTATTTTTCATCGATATCTGTTGGCTCTGCGGCAGGGTCTGGCAAATCGAGATCAGAATAAAAGCCGTTGAACATCATCTTGGCCAGTTCGTTTGCACTCTTCTTCATGACATGCGTGTATCGCTCACATGTGTCCAAATCAGATGCTCCATACGAAACCACGAACTCTTCCGCAGGTACAAAGATTGACTTGGGTCTTTCCAGCAGGGGGTCGTAATACACCTTGCGGAAGCATGATCCAGCTAATGGCAGTCGAAAGGTCAGTTGCTCTGTCTCGTCACGATACTCAGACATGTTCTCAGTCAGCTGATAATTCATTTCTTTTTCGATACGCTGTGCCTGCCTGCTGGAATCTGTGTCCTGCCTTCCCACGATTTGTGTTCTCACTGGTCCGCTGGCAGGGAATATTTCCATGATAGCCTGTGCCTGAAAGCGGACACAGGCTTCTGTCAGCACAGGATGGAACACACCGCTTGCCCCCGGCCATGGCTGATCCCTCTCTTCGATCTTCATCCCTAGCAGGTCAAGACCTTTGGTGTAGGATCTGGACCACTCTTTGCGGGACTGCTTGTCTGACTCAAACAGATCGACTAGCTCCGAGCCAATTGCTTCCAGATCAGCCTGCTCCATAAAATCTGCAAAGTTAGAATCGTGGTCCGGGCCTATGATGCTTTCCTGTAGCTCAGGATCTAGAACTATCGATACTGATCCATCCTCTTCGGCAATCGTGACCGCATCTGGATTGATGACAGAGATTTCTATTTCACCTTCCTCTGGTGGTAAATCGACTGGTGTCATTGGTTTCTCTATAGCCATCAGTAATACTCCACCCTTCTCTTATAGGTCGGCTCATCTTCCCACTCATCCATTGTGCTACGAATCCACCCGCCTTGACGAAACCGTAGCAACGCTTGTGAGACGGAGTCCACATAATCGTCATGGTCTCCAGCAGGGAATGCGGCACATTCCTCGATCACATCATCTGCCCATCGAGTCATGGGTACCCACACAACACCTGAAGCAAATAAGTCCGTTACAGCGTTCACACGGGCAATCTTATCCTGACCTCGGGACGGAGTAAATTCTGTGACTGGTATGCCCATGGACCTGAGTTCAAAGATCAACGGCGCACCAGAGGCTTTTTTCTCGACCACCATTTGATCCGGTTCCCACTGCCAGTAATGCTCGTAAGCCACTCGTTTCAATTCAGGGAACTCGTATTTATCTTTGAATGCATCAAGCAAGATAAGATTCGGCACCTCTCGCCCTGATTCATCGGGATGCATGAATATGCCCCAAGTAGTACAGGCAGAGTAGTCAGATCGCTGTGTTTTGAGGAACGCAGTATCCCAAGACTGAATCACAGCTTCACAGGGCGGCGGAGACTCTGGCTCCCACACGTTCCACCACTCTCTTTTGAGTAATGCCCCCTCCTCAGATGTCGGATCTTGCTGATACTGTGCATTCCATTTTGCATTTGGCAGTTCTGCTTTTAGTGCAGATAGTTGTTCGAGCGGCCAGAACTCAGGCCATAGTGGTTCGCCAGATGGCATGATTGCCGGGAACTCTATAATCTCCCAGTCATCTGACCCTTCAATCGATGCAGAACGCTTGATTAACTGGCCGGTCAGGTCTCTTGTAGACCATCGGGTCATCACCACAATGATTGCGCCGCCCGGTTGCAGACGCTGTCTCGGTCCAGATGTGTACCATTCATAGACTTTGTCGTACACCTCAGGGTTGTATGCGCCCAAAGCCGCATCTTGTTCTGAATGTGGGTCATCAATAATCAGGATATCGGCACCTTTACCGGTGACCGCACCACCAACACCTATCGCAAAGTAGTCTCCACCCTTCGATGTAGACCATCGTCCTGCGGCCTTTGAATCAGAAGATAGTTGGGTGTCAGGAAATATATCTGTGTAGTCCTGAGAGTCAGCCAAGTTACGGACCTTACGTCCAAAGTTCACAGCGAGTTCAGCAGTGTGCGCCGTCTGAATTATCTTTTTGTCTGGATATTTACCCAGAAACCATGCGGGAAACAGGTAAGAGGCAAACTCAGACTTGGTATGTCGGGGTGGCATATTAATAATCAGGCGTTTCAGTTCACCTCTGGCCACCTTCTCAAACGCATCAGCCATAATCTTATGATGCCTCCCCGCAATAAAAGCGGGCCAGCAGTGGCGCACAAAGGTGATGAAGTCATCCCGGGAGTTTTCTCTGGTTCTTGCTTCTGACAGTTGATTGGCTAGGGACAGGAGTTCTTGCTGTTGGTCATAGGGGAGTTTAGAGATCTTCGGGATCAAAGATCTGACGTCACTGAGATCTGCTACAGTCTTCTCTATATTCGATTGCATCTAAATAATACATCTCAATAAAAATCGGGGTGCCGTAGCACCCCTAAAGCAACTAGGGAGATGAATCTCAAATGATTCTAAAGTCGCTTGCGTCAAGTCTAACAGGTTTTTCGCCTATGGGTGATTTTTATCAGATCACTGGGGGTGACAAAAGGCTGTTTATCAGCTAAACTCAAACACATTGTACATGTACTTTAAACGCACACACACTTTAAATGTGATTATTTTAATAATTATAAAGAACATGTACTTTAAACGTACATGTACATATGGAGATGAATGTAATGAACGCTTTCAAAGAGTTTATCCTATCTAAAATTCAAAATATCGTGGCACTTTTCAAAAAAGACGATGTGCTTCCAGCCGAAGAACCCTATCTGTATCAAAAAACCGAGGAAGTGGCCCCAGAACCCAAGGCGGCCAAGCCAAAAACAAAAACAAAAGCAAAAGCCTCTAAAAAATAACGGGTTACCATGAAAAAAGTCTACGAGAATACCTGCGATGAGCGCAGAGAGTCTGCTGTGGCTATGGAAATCTGCAAACAATGGAAGTGTGACAGCACCAGACTTGGTGATAGCGACAAAACGACCTATCAACTATCCAGAGGTAGCAAGGTCGTGGCACTTTGCGAGACCCAATGCTTGGAAATCGCAAGCTCTGATTACCCAACCTTCATGATTCCCTACAAAAACATCAAGCAATTACGATCCATCGCGCAAAATCAACACGTTCCGGCATTTATCGTGGTGCATTACAAAGAAGACATTCGATACTTTAGCGTGGAAGAGACTCCAGACTGGCTGGAAGAAGGCTCCAAAAACATCACAGAGGTTGCCCACTACGAAACAAAGAGATTAAAGTCCATTTATCCCGTTTAAGAGAGGCAGGCATGTTGAAAATTGACGGTTTTGATGAGTGCATTATTGGCATTGCCCAGATATGGGGTAAAGAGATGCCAGTTATCGTCTACGATATCGGGGAAATCATAGAAGTTCTGATCGAAGAGCATGATATGTCCCGTGAAGAGGCTGTAGAGTACTTTGAGTACAACATATCCGGGGCATACCTAGGTGAGTACACGCCGCTGTACGTCACTCGCTGTAAGCCTGAAGTGGTAGAAGAATTACTCCACTAGCCTGTGAACCTACCAGCCTATCTATCAATACCCCTGAGAGCCACTGTACGGCTCTGTAAGCGACGATAATCGAAAGGGGGTACCCTAGTATCAAAATATACCTAATTGTTTGTGCTGAATAATGTGTGTGTATATGCCGCCGCCACGCCTGCATAGGGTCGGGTACCCCCACGGTGGGGTCAGGTGCCTGTCAACTCCTTCAGTCGGGCCACTAGATCGGCCTCAATGTCAGTACTGGCGCGGGTTTCAGTCTCTATGGTGTGTGCCTCAGTAAAGAGTGCAATGGATTTTCCGAGCATCGTTAGTGCCTGAATGCGACTGCTAGCGTTGGGTGCTGTGAGTGCTTCATGGTGCAGGCGTTCTAAAACGAGATCCTTCAAACGCGCACTACAATGCAGTGTTTTGTTGAGTTTAAGTTCATTAAGTGCCTGAACCCTTACCGTAACCTTACCGTCCTTCTTCATTAGCTCTGACGCTTTGGCCCATATAGTTGAGTCTTTCATATTCTCAGCGTCATACGCTTTACGATAGGCGTCAGACAGAGTCATACCCTCACTCACAGCCTGAGCGAACGCCTCTTGTTTAGCTGTTAACCCATCCTTTACTGATTGCCCTGCCACTACTGTCAGTGTGTTACTCATTACTGGTATACCGTTTTGCCTGTTTCGGGGTTTTAGTTTCCCAAAAAATCGCCCATAGGTGAATTTTTTTGTATCGGTGATCCCTTGTATTCACTGGCCCTGTGTCGTGTTTGATTCTTTATTTTAAATTAATGTCCTTTTATGTTTGCAATCGTTCTCGAGATTTGAGATACTTCTCGCAGTTGGGGAAAGTAGCGTCCCGCTTAATCCGATCTGAGTAGCCAGTGGCGCGGCGAAAGGTGCGGGCGAAAGGCACCGCCGCTATCCCCAAA